CGTAAGACCAGCCGCAGGCGGCCACCGCTAGGATCGGTTTCGGTGGTCAGCTCTAGGACATCGGCGGTCACGTCCAGGGCGGGCGTAGTGAGGGAGGCCTGCCAGACGCCCCAGGGCGTACTCAGCCACACGTCGCTTGTGCTATAGGTGATGGCCAGGCCGTAGTCGCTGGCCAGATTCATCGGCACCGGCTCTCGCCAGAGGTTATTCACGTAGTCGGCTGTGGCCGGGGAGAAGGAGAAGTAGGGTCGCGAGTAGCTTTCGCTGCCCGTGTACTTCTCGACGAAGGTCAGGCGAAAGACATCGGGGCAGGCCAGGAAAGGCGCGCGAAACTCCATGTCCGAGGTGGCACTGGCCACCGCCACCTCCCGCAAGGGCGACCAGGTGTCCACCGCCTGGGAGTAGCCATCGCCGTAGATGCAGGTCCAGACCTTGTAGTCGCCCTGGGTGTCGCTGCCCGAAACCACCACGTCGAAGTCGGCCTCATACTGGCAGGCCAGCCCGCTCACCGCGGCCAGGCTGTTGGTCCAGGCGGCGGGGCTGCCCCAGGTGCCGCCGCTGCACTTCACGGCGTAAACACTGCCCCCCACCGAGTAGATGAGGAGGGCGGTGTTATCATCCTTGATGTCGGCGGCCAGCCAGCCCACAGCGGCCGCCGCCGTCGTTATCGCCGTAGCTGAGCCGAAGCTAGCGCCGTAGTTGTTGCTTTCGCGCACGTAGATGGTCCGGCCATCGGTGGCCACGTAGAACAGCAGCACCTGGGCTGCTCGGCTGGCCAGGGCGACGCCGGCGTTGGCGGCGGAGTCCATGAACGTCCAGTTGCTGAAGTTGCTGCCCTGACCGGGGCTGGATACCCGCTGCAGATAGAGAGAGCCGCTATCTACACGGCAGCGAATGAGGGAGCCATCGCCTGGCATGGTGGCGGCATGATAGCTATCGGCCTCGCTGCCCGAATACAGGCGTTGCCAGTCTAGGTGGCGGATGCCGCCGATCCTGTCGGCGATCTCTACCCTCACGTAAGGGATGGCGCTGGCGCTCTTCTGGGCGGCGAGCAGGGCAGAGGGCAAGATCCGCATGTTCCCTATGATTGCCCGACAGTGCTCTGGTCGACCGGCGATGTGGCTGGCGTGTACAGGCGGCGCACCCGCACGGCGTTGCGGCGACTGTGCTTGGCCAGGGCGCGGGAGAAGACGGCCAGGCGCTCCTGGCCCCAGGTAAGGTACTGGCGCCAGACGTCCTGCCCGCCCACGTTGATGCGATTGGTGGCGAAGCTGGCCCACTCCAGCGCGGCGTAGGCGCTGGCCCCGGTGGCCACCAGTTCCTCTAGGTGGGGTGGGATGGTGGAGGTGGTGGCGTCCAGGGTGTGCATCTCGCCGTAGTAAACGTTGACCGACTGGCCGCCAGGGGGCGTCGCGTCCACCAGGAGGGTGAGAGTGCCTGCCCACAGGGAGAAGGGGATGTAGCTAGGGGGATAGTTGTCTACCGGGTACTCCACCGCTTCTACAGCCACCAGGTCGCTGAGGCTGGCCAGGGAGATATCGCGGCTGCCTTCGCTGGTGGTCGGGGTAGCTTTGGCCTCCAGGGGAATGGCCAGGCTCAGCTCCCGCACCGCCCGCTCGATGTGGCGATCCAGCTCATCGTCGGTCCAGCGCTGGTTGGCCGGGTCCTCGTCGTGCAGGTCACGACGTACTCGGGTCCTCATCTCCGATAGGTTCACAGGCTCCCTCCCATAGCTACGGCTAGACGTGTCTATTCACAGCTGGTTCTAGGGCATAGCGGCAAACAAGTCCCTGGCAGCCTTCAGCGTTGCTAACAGTTCCTGCCGCAGCACGTCCTTCTGCTCATCCGACCACTCGACCACGCCTTCACCACCCTGTCGCCTCACTGGGGGCCAGGCGAGGCTGCGTGCCAGGTCCTGAAGGTAGCCCAGCTTCCGATTGAGCTCGTTGGCCTGGTTTTCGACCGCGAAACCTTGCACTTGATCCAAGGACACTGCGCTGCTGGGCTCATCGAACTTCGCCAGGCACGCCGCCAGGCCGGCCTTAGAGTCCTCGTAGGCGTCGCGCACATAGCGGCGGAGGAGGCCATCTGGCCCTTCGCTGGCCGCCATGTGGCCCAGTTCGATAATCCGCCCGAGATGGTGGGCTGCTTCATCCATGCGAAACCGGATAGCGTCTATTTTCTCCGCCGTTACCGTCATTACAGTGCCTCCGCTTTTACGAAACCATTCGCGTCCTTAATGAGACGCAGCAGTGTGCCGCCAAAGTTCAGGATCAGGTTGCTCTTGTCGGTAGCGGGAGTCCCTGCGTCCAGACGTAGATTGGGCGTCCCCGATTCGTTAGCCCCTGCCCAGATGAGATAGTTGTTAACGGAACCAGACTGGTCATGAATCATCAAACCGAAGGTGTCGGTGATCCCTGCTCTCCCCTGGTTGGTGACGTTTAGCCCCCAGGAGCGGGTGGGGCTGGTGCTGCCGATGTACATAGGGGTGTGTACGTGGAGACCTCTTAGCGTCGACAGCGAGCCCGAGAAGCCAACCAAGGCGTGGCGAACATAAACCCCGTACATGTTGGTGATGTTGCCCGTCCCGCTGCTTGCGGCCGTGAAGAACAATCCGGCAAGGTCGGGCAGGGTGTACCCCCCGCCGGCGCTGATTGTCGCCATGCCGCCGATGGCGTAGATCGAGGCATTGGCATTCATGATTGCGCTCTGGGCACCGACCTTGATCAAGTGCACCGGCCCCGACGTCCAAGCCTTGTTGGAGGGCTCCACTCGCAGGCTGATGAGTGAGTCGGGGGCCGACTGGATGCCTAGCTGTCCATCGAACTGCCAGTCGCCAGTGATCGTCTCGTTCTGGGCCTTGCGGCAGATGCCGCTGCTGGCGTAGTCAATAGCCACGTCGGCCCTGCCGCCGCCGGCGTCGCTGACCGCAAAGTCAGGCGCTCCAAGGGAGAGCTTGGAGGCGCCAGCCACGATAGTGGACTCACCCTCGAGGATGTCGACAGCGGCGCCGCCGACTTCATGTTCGCCCACTAGCTTCAGTCGGCCCATGCTGTCCTCCTAGCTCAACGAAGCATAGATGGAAACGGAGAGGCTGGTAGCAGTGGCCGACACCACCTTCAGAAACACGGTGGCTCCCCTTACCTCGGCCTCCAGGCTGGGGATGGGATTGGCGGCCAGCTCCTCCTGGCCGAAGCCGCGTTCGCCGCCGCGGAAGTACTTGCCCGCCGTGGCGTCCCACACCAGGAGTTGCACTTTGAGGGCGGTGAGGCCCGTAGAGCCGCTGGTGTCCACATCGAAGCGGACATTGCGGTAGCCGGTGCAGTCCAGCCCCTCGCTGGTGCTGGTGGGGTCGGCGGGGTCGGCTGCCGTTAGGCCGCTGCGATGGAGGATGGGTATCGTCTCCTCGTAGACCGGCCCCTTGGGCACACCCTGAGAATCGATGCGAACGTTGGCCACGGAGTCTCCCTTCGGTCGGCCGGGCTAAGGGCCGAGGGCCAGGGCTTCCGGCTCCAACCTGACCCTCGACCCTTGACCTCGGCCCTGCCTATGGCCGCACGCCCACCAGCTTGGCCAGCTTGAGGGTATTGAACAGAGCGATGGACGTGTACCACTTGATGCGGCTGCGGCTGGCGTCCTTCTGCTCCAGGCTTCCTACGCGCTCCATCTGGAGGCCGCCCGGCCCGGTGAGGCCGGCCAGAGCGCCCTCGCCGAACTGCGTGGCATAGATGGTGGAGCAGTCGTTGCTGGTGCCCACCGCCTGGTCGTCGGCGATGTAGTCCGACACCCCGATGGGAATGCCGTCGTAGTACTGGACCATCTGGCCGAACTGGTCGCGGTCGGTCTCCAGCATGGTGCCGGCGGTGCGAGCCAGCTTGTTGATGATGCGGCGGCTGCGCCGGCTCATCAGCAGGAGCTCCGGCTTGCCGCCCATCACCGTATCCACCAGCTCGTCCAGCTTGTCCAGGGTGAGGGAGCCGCCGTTGGCCCCCATGCTCAGGGTCTGGCTGGACTCGCAGACGACGTCGATGCCGTCGAAGGCCTTGGGGTTGGCTATCGAGTCGCCGCTGATGAATGTGTCCTCGAACAGGTCGCGTACCGCCTTCGCCTTCAGCTCGATGACGGCCGCCTCCAGGTCCTGGATGTTGGAGCGGGTGGCCACAAGGTAGTTATCGATGTCGGCATCGCCGCCCATGAT